TCTAAAAAGCAAGATACGAAGTCACGTGGCTCATAGACATTTCTGCATTTTGGGCATTCAATTAAATCTAAAGGTTCAACTTTTCCATTTTTGAACCAAACTTCATCAGCATTATTACATACTGGACAGTTACTTCTTGCTCTGTAAACTTGCATTAAAACTTTCGCTACTAATCTTTTTGTGATATGCAGCTATATCGTGATCTCTTAAACCATCAAAAGGTTGTTTATTCCACCAAGCAGCTCTACGACCTCTTAATCCATCTTTGAATCTTTGCCACCAAGTCATATTTTTAATCTTGCCGTAGTGATTAATATAAATTAATTTTCCATGATGACGATAAAAAATTAAAGCTAAAGGAATTTTAGTTACGATGTCATTATTATTAACAAAACGATAATGTAATATACCATCGTTATTCATCTCTTTAACAAAATCTTTATTACCTACTCTTGGAGATCCAAAAGTATAAAGATACTTAGCATCAACTCGACTTGCAAATATTGTTGCTAAAGCGGCACCTAAAGAATGTCCTGTGCATATCATTTTTAAACCAGTAGTATCTATTCTATCTACTTGGTCTATAATTTTATCATATACTTTATCTAATGCTTGTGCAAAACCAAAATGAACTAATCCCTTTTCACGGGCAGGTTTTCTCCAAACTTTAATATCTGCCATAAGATCTGCCACTTGTGTAGGTTCTGTTCCTCTAAAGCAGACAATTAATTCTTTATTAGTCTTGATCATCATTGCCTGTGTGCCCTCGCTATCAAACCAGTACCAATCTTTCAATCCCATTTTAAGTAAAATTCTATTGATTCTATCATAATCACAATACACGATCTTAGATAAAAGTGCCATTCGTAGAGCTGTTTTAATCATTTTCACACCTTTCAATTAATAAATTTAGTGTATATTTTTTAGTGCCTTAAGTAAATGATTAAAAACATATTTATCATGAATTGCATCAAATTTATTATGAAGGTGCTCTGCGTTTCTTTTAGCGTTGTCATACGTGGATTGAAGAGGGTAATTATAAAAATTATCTGCGATCTGTAAGATTTTTTTAAGTCTGTATTTGTAATTAGGATAAAGATCATACGAATCATCAGGACCAAAGTCAGTAAAACCGTAATAAGTTTTTAAAGTATGTAATGTGCAGTGATCCCCTAATAATAACAAAGGTGTCTCAGACGTAACACACTTATTGAATTTTTCAGTTAAAAATATATGATGGTCAGATGCAGAAGTTTCGCAAACAATTTCAAATGCAGAGTACAATTGTTTTTCATCTATTTGTTGAGCTAAATATTGTAACTTAGAGATGTCATTGTCTAAGGAAAGTTTTGCAATTTCATGTTTTGGAATTTCCTCAAAAAAACTTACATAACCTTTATTTAACATATGAGGAAGTTTCTTGAGGGAGCTGAAGTAAGTTTTTCTATGTAAATGTGGTTTGCGATTAAAAGATACAAAAAAATCTTCGTGTTTTACTTTCGATTTAAAGACTTGAGGTCTGAATCTTAACCACCCAAAAAACGGGATAACAGGACAAACCATGTCCTGTAAGGGCGGACCGATATAAATAACAGGTTTTGTTGTTTTGATTGAATTAATCCAATTAACTTTTTCTTGAAAAAAGTAAGGAGGATCAGCAACATCAACGGCAACTATTAAATTATATGAGTCTACATTTATTGAGTTTTTGTACTGATTAAACCAAGTTAGGTCGATAAACCCAGTATTGTGAGGGGTAAGATCAGAAATAAAATCAACCACTTTTTGAGTGATTGATTTCATCTCACAATCTCTTAAAACGTTAGTTTGAAAATTATGTGACTTCAACTGCTGACATGATGTAAGATTTTGGGCTGATAGCGCTGTTACTCATGGTGGCAACGTGTTTTACTTCCGAGTTATCAGGTAGGGTCACCATAGAGTTGATTTCTGACTGAACATTTGCAACTATATTAGCTTCAAATCTAGCCTGAACATTAAAATCCTCTATCTTCCAATCTTGAGGGTCAAAAGTTAAGACAGTAACATTACCAAAATTTGCTTCAGGTTTTTTCTGTACAAAAACAGTTGAGCCCTTCCATGTATTATCCGTATCAGGATTATGAAAGTTCATCACCGATAATACAGCGAAACTAGCGTTAGAAAAAACATTAGACATTTAGGCTCCAATCTAAATACGACTTACCCCAAGTGAGGTAAGTTTCAATTAAGTTAATATCATCTTGACTATTAATTATAATATCCTCTTGAGCAAAATGCAAGGTACAATTATTTAATAAAGCAGTTTCGTAAATTTTTTGTCTGTCCTGTACATCGTCTGGAAGACAGTAAATGCTTAACATAATAATATTATCAATATCATTAGTTAAAAATTGTAAATTAGGTAAATGATCAAGGTATTCATTTTCTTGATGATAATCGTTTATTGATATTTTATGCTTTTTTAAGTATTTATCCATAAAACTTCTTTGAAGAATCATGGGCAAATGCTTTGAATATTGAGAGTTCCAACCTACGTAAGATATAAAAGTTTTTGAATTATCAATTTTGCCTTTTGTCCTGTCTAATTTCCAATCATAAGGAATTCGGAAGTACTGACCAGGATACTTACGACCATAGTTTTCACCCTTAATCATTATTCTTAAATCCATGCTTACGCGCGTCACTCCAGTATCGTTATTAACATTACCATGAATGAGTTCTTGATTAAATAACCAAGATTGTCCTGGCTTAAGATTAATATGGTGTGATTTAGATTCAGAATAATCATTTAAATATGTTTGTGACCATTTCTCTTGAATACTTCGTTTTGTTATATCAACACTAGTATCATATTCTAACATATGCATTGAATTATTGCCCCATGTTTTAGTAAAAGGTGTCCAAATTGTTCTAAGTCCTGTACCATTTCCAACAAAAATACCTTGATGATAATTCAATATTCTACCAGCTTTGACTTGATCCGGGATAACGACACGAAGAGTTCCAAAACGTTGTATTAAAAACTCTTTACCATCAACTAAAGGAGTAATGTACTCAGATAAAAAATCATCTAACATTTCCATAAATTCAGGAGTTTCACAACCATCCGATACATATCTCTGTAAAGCTCCTAATTCTCTTACAGGAACATGACAGTGTATGGTCTCTAGTGATTCAATATCAGGATACTTATGCCATACTCTCTCTAGCGCCCATTTAGGAAAATTATATTTTTCTAGATCATAATTAAGTACGTCGTTATTAAAATTTTTTATCATTTGTTTCTATCCATGTAGCTTTGAATGTTTGAAATGAGATTAAAATCCCATGAGTTATCTAAAAAATGATTATAGTTGTGTTCAATAACATCATTCATTTGTTTAATTTTATTATTAAGAGTAAGAATATCATAACTACAGAGTCTCTTAATCTCTTCAAAAACTAATAAAAGTCTTTTATAAAAAATTTCTTCAGAATCATAACTCTCATCTATAATATCAGAAAAAGTTTTGAATCCCAAACTTTTTAACCAATCAAGAGAATATGGATTACCGATCAGTAAAAAAACATTTTTTGAGAGTACAGCCTTTAAAAACTTCTCAGTAAGAAATCTTTTATTCTGCGACACGCAGGTCTCAATAACCACTTCAAAGCATACGCTAGAACTCAATTTATTATGCCAATCATATGAGTGCGTAGCCTCACCTTTTGTTTTTGGATCGTCTAGAAAATGTCTTTTAAAACCATATTTAAGAAAAGATATCACATCAAAAGTTTTTTCATGTCTTAAAATATTAGAAACCATAGTAAATTTTTGTTTATCAGACTGAGGATCGTTTTGTTTGAAACGGTTATGTGATATTACGTTATTTTTAAACAACTCGTGTTTATGAAATAAAGAATTAGCTAACTGTCTTGGAGGTGCGTCCCTATAAGAGATACTTAGAAAATGTTTTGTTGGATCTTTTTTAAAGTCATTTGGTTTCCTACTTAAAAAAGATAGCTTTGTATGCTCAAAAAGAGAGTTAAAAAATATATGTTTATATGGTCTAGTGACTTTTATTGGAGAAATTTTGATGTTATAATTATCTGTAGCTTCATCAAAATATAAATAATCAAGAGAAGCAGTCAAAACAATTAAATTTTTAAGGGGTATTTTGTACTCATTAAATAAATCTAAATTACCGTTTTTCCGAAAAATATTTTCTACCTGTTTAATATGTATAGGGTCTTGTGAAAAATCTGTAATTAAATAAGCATCTTTGTATTTAAAATCATTAACAAAGTTGTTAAATATCTCTTTGTCATTCAAACAATACTCAAGAGTGGGTCCATCTTCTCTAGGACACCACCAATAAACAATATTTGAAAAATTTAAATTAAAATGTAATGGAGGTTCATGGTGATATCTAATAGTAGTATCTAAGTAGATTGTTTTTGCCATAATTTAATCGTTCGTCGAATACCCTCATCAAGTTTAACCTTTGGCTTCCAGTTAAACATCCTTGTGGCTTTATCGTGTTTAGATGATAAATAAAATATTTCACCAGGTCTATGAGGTCTGGTATCCCAATTTATGGTGCCTTTCCAGTTTAATTTTTTAGCTATTTTATCTGCTAAGTCACTAATCTTTATGGGATTATTTGGACCACAACAAAATACTTTTCCTTCAGCAGCTTTTTGATGATTATTAATTAATACCTCATAAAAATCCAATAAATCATCTATAAATATAAAATTTCTGTAAGGTTTTGCATATCCTAGGTTTATAATATCTGACTTAACCATTTGTGATATGATTGATTCCATAACGAAAAAAGTATTGTCCCATCGACCATAGCAATTAGTTTGTCTTATAGCAGCCCAAGGTAAGTTATAGGCACGATTAGCGTATTCTAAATATTTCTCTACTGCTACTTTTGCGACTGCATAAGGAGCATTCGCATTTTGTGGAGTTTCCTCATCAAAAGCGTAATCTTTTGCCCAATGTAGAGATTCTCCTTGTTTCACGATATCAGATACTTCTTGCCAACCATAAGTTTCCATTGTGGATGCAAATAAGAACAATTTAAGATTTTTTACACTCTTACAGGCTTCTATGAGATTTACAGAGCCTACGTAATTAACTATTGAAAAGTTGACGTGTTCATAAAAAGACGATTCAACTTCAGTTCTTGCAGCAAGGTGTAAAACGATATCTGGTTGGAACATTGAAATTTCATCTCTAACTCTTTCATATTCTTCTAAATTGCTAACTAAATGCTGTATTTGATGTTTACCTGACAATCTCTCAGTTAAATATTTACCAATAAAACCAGAGCTTCCAGTCATAAAAATTTTCATAAAATCCTCAATAGGTTGGTTTGATAGTTGAGTACTCTGTACTCACATAAGTGCAAGTATTAGCTAAGTTAGGAACAGATTTATCTTTATAATAATTAATGATAGAGTTTTTATCATCACCATCAATATCTCCAGAACCTTTTCTTGCAGTTTTGAAAATGGGAAACTTTGAGTAAGCTCCACGTTGAATTACCTCATCGGTTTTAAAATTAGTAAAAACATAATCATCATCAACATAAACTTTATTGCATTTTATCTTTTTTTCATTAAAATCAAAAGTGAAAGATTTAGTGCTAACAACTTTTTCAAATTCAATACTCTCGTTAATATCTGCAACGACAATATTAAAAGCAAAATGATTAATTAACGAGGTCAAATCGTCAACCACTGATTCTGTAAACCACATATCAACTGGTTTAAAACTTTTTAGAAAATCAGAGTTTACTAAAAATAAAAACCAAACTCCTAAATATTCACCATCACAGTAAGATTTTGAAACATTCAAAAGTTTTACGTGACCATGTTGAAATAGAATTTGGTCTTTTATTTTTTTGTTATAATCATAATCTATTTTTATATTATGAACTTTGTCACTAGCACACCACAAATCATAGAGTTTGTGTTTTAGCATTTTACCCCTATTTTTTTTGAGCTTTGAGTATTGCTGCTTGGAGGGCTGGTGGTAATTTCTTTTGCTTAGGTGTTAAACCTTTTCTTTGCATTTTACCGTTTTTACCGCCTAATTTTTTAGTATCTTCTTTTGGCGGCTTCATCATTCCGTTACTTTTTTCCATTAGCTTTTTCCTCTCTTACCTAAATCTTTCTTTTTACCTTTATGAGGGCCTGACTTCCTAGCGATCAATCCTCTGGCCACGAGCCTTGCCCTATTAGTTGATCCAATAGATTTCCCAGCTCGATGCTTTCGTAAAAGTTCCGATATATTTATTTTAGGTTTTTTTCTCATTTTTTCATCGTTAATTTACATTGCTCTCTCTGTGTTAATTGAGCATGAAATTTATCCTTTACAGGTTTAAAATCTTTACAATTTCTCATCATCATAGTTATAGCTTTATAACCATCTCCAATGAAAATTAATTGGCTACCTTTATACAACTTACCTTTATTAGTTTCTCGTAAGTCAATAACCAAATCTTCATGTCGAAATACTGTCATTCTTCCAAATGGAGTAAACTCCATAAGCGATCGCTGCATAAGCAGCGTATTTTGCAAATGCACCAGCAAATAATATAATTACACCAACAGCAATGAGTGATACCCCATTCCATGTTGTCATTTCTTTAATTCTGTTTTTTACCCAAGTAATCATTTTTTTCTCCTTTGTTGAGTGATTTTCTTTTGAGCATTTATAAATCTTCTATAAACGGCTGCTGCTCCTGCTTTTCCCATAACACGAGCCCTTTGTTCCATTGCGATTGCCGCTTGTGTTTTATGTGCGTGCGAACGACCTGAAGCCTTAATTTTACGCACACTAGCTTGTGCTGTTTTAACATCCTTAAACCCTAATTTTTTAATGGTGCCTTTTGGGTTTTCATCCGTGTATAAGTCACTATGTTTTTTAGACATAGCACGTTGACCTTTTTTACGAGGTATACGAGGGTTAGATTTTTTAGGAGCCACACTCACACCCTTCACAACCACAAGGTAAGTCTGCAAAACACTCATCACTGCAGTATGAATATTGTTGGGTTACTTCACATGAGCAACCATCTTTTTCACATTTATATGTCATTTTTTCTTCTTCTTATTTTCTTTTACAACAGAGGATAACATAGATGCTTGTTGTCCATGAAGTTTAACAGCTTTTTTTAATCCTCCGATTACTTTTCTTAATTTTTTTATGCTAACAATCTTCATTATTTTTTCTTCTTTCTACCCCTTTTGGCAAATGTAGCGACATTTCTGGGTTTACCACCAGGGTTACCTGCTGCGCGTTTTCTTTGCACAGCACTTCTAATCTGTGATTTTGTCATTCTATTAGCTGTTGCACGAGGCACACACTTAGGGTACTTTCTCTTACCTCCACCTTTAGCAGAGGCTCTGCCACACGCCTGAAATCTGCCATTCTTTTTAGGGGCTCCAATGTCAACCCAGTCACCTTTAGGTCCCTTGCCAAACCAAGCAGTTAACCCACCTCTAGGTTTAGCCATTATCTGTATCCGCCGCCTCTAGCTTTATATGTTCTGACTAACCAACCATTTGCATAAGCAGACGGGTAAACTTTGAACTTTCTTTTAGCTTCAGCTTTGACTCTTGCATATAAGGCAGGATTTGTGGGTTTTGGTCCTGATTTCTTTTTCTTTGCAGGCATTATTCTCTCCTGTTATTCTTTTGGGTTGTCGTCAAAAATAGACGCACCCTTATCATTAAATTCAGTAAAATAAGAGTTATCAGTCACGACTCCTCTTATGTTTTCTACGGTATAAACGGTTTGATCAATGATGTATCCAGGATTTTTAGTAATAGGATTAAAAACCCAAGCATCATCATGCCAAATGATTCTATTGTTAGGATAAGCGAAAAAATTTCCGTTGTCCATCTTAAAAAAGTGAGCACACTTGTGTTCGGGATCTTCAGAGAAGTTAGTATCCAAACTACCAGCAATATTCTCCCAAGCCCAGTCTAGTGTAAACATATAATCTCCTTTATGTTTTCCACCTTTATAATCTATTAATGTAGCCTTTAAACCAATCAATCTATTTCTTTTATTAACATCTATGTAATGACTAAAACAATCCCAATACATATGCATTTCTAATGGTAATACTTCAGCATCTTCTCTCCAGCAAAAAGCATGAATTGGTCTACGCGTCCAGTTAACACCATTTTCTAAAAATGCTTCAAACAAAGGAACTCTTTTTTGTAACGATGATACAGAATGCACGTCACAAGGAGTGAACTCTCCATGGCCTTTTGTGTGATTGTATAAATATTCATTTCGTATCAAACAACATACAGTTGGAATACTATGATTTAAATAACTCATTCATCTACTCTTTCAAAATAATTAATTTGATGCTTATATAATTCATCAATCGTCTTGATATCGTCATCTTTTGTGCAAAGATATTTATATAAACTTAAATCTTTTGACCACTCTCTACCAGTCCACCACTCAAACCCTCTTTTTAAGGATTTGTAAATACCATGATGATGATAACCAAGACCAGTATATAAGTAACGATTTTCAGATAGTTTAGCGATATCTAATTCTATCGCGCTTGATAATTTACCTACAGATAAAGCAGGACTGTTATAATTCCACCAAAAAAATTCTGAATACACGCTATTGTTCCAAGTGCTCATTTTAGTTATTGCTATTAATTTATCTTCATAATAAAACTTTATAAAGCATTGGTCAACAGGATAGTTAAATATTATATTTATTTCATCATACGTAGCGACATCTGTAAACTTTTTATAATTACAGTATTCAGTGTATAAATTATAAACTTCCTTGTCATAACCATGTGTATTTTCTATCTTCCACTTTACTGGGGTTCTTTCTAAAAGAAGTCTTGTTTTTTTGCTATGAGTATGAAATTTAGTATCTATCCTAGTTTGTCGTGATTGATACCAAATAATGTCTTTGCTTCTATTATACCAGATACCGATAGGTGACCAACCGTTTTCAAACGCGTAATTCCACTCATTTTTATCAAACTCAGCGCTAACAACAGAAAAAAGTAGATCACCATCAGTTTGATGTCCAAAAATGTTATCAAAGTATAATT